TTTTTTATCTTCCCCCATAGATTCTCCTCCTTTACGGTTCCCTGATGGAATTCGGCTCTTATAGGAAGGTTTACTTCGTTTGGTTCTACAACATTTCCTTCGTCGTCTAAAGCAATGGTAAATCCGGAGAAATTGTTCTTTGTTACTCCGGAGGTAGTTAGTTGATTATCGGGTATCTGTGGAGCTGTAGGAGCCTCCGGCTTGGACATTAGACCGGAGATGAAGTTCTGTATCTTTCCGAGCAAATCTTTCGACTGTGACTGCTGTGGCTGATCTAGCGTAACAGGAGAAACGGGTTTAGGAACGACGGGTTTATATTGCAAATTTTCAGATACGCCGAATTGCTTGGCGAATACTCCGGTTGTAGACTGTGGTTGTTGTCCACCACCTTCTCCGCTTGGCTTGTTATTTTGCAAGAACGTCTCTGAAAAGACACCCATTTTAATCTCCTAAATTGATTACTGTTCCGCTTTTACCCGCGTCATAAATGTAATCTTGGGCGTGTGTGGGGTTAATAAATCCGGCAAAGGTTTTATCAAAATCAATAGGATTAAACCCTGCGGATACCCATTGCGATCTAAAGGTTCTAAAAGCAACTGGATCTACATACTTATCTTCTCCCTGTACTGAACTTAAATCCTGTGTCATGGCGTTAGCCGCTTGTGTGTAATAGGAGGATCCGGGCTTAAAGTTTACTCCGGAACTTCCTGTCTGTTTATTCCCAATAGCACCAAGTGAGTTCTGCGCGACAACTTCTCCAGTCTTTGTATTTATAACTGACACGGTAACATTTCCGTTATCGTCTGTATTTGTGGTTACGCTTGTTTGTATTTGCCCTTGTTTGGTTGTATCTATAATACTTTTAACCATGTCGGTACTCATACCAGTAGCAAGAGCAATTTGCGCAACATCGGAAGAAGAAGCTCCTACTATAGCTCCGGAACTTATAAGAAGGTTTAGTTTAGAAAGATTCTTTTGGTACTCGTTACTGTCGATATTATATTGCTGTGTTGCTATATTAACCTTAATCTGTGCATCTGCTTTTTTAGAGTCTATTTGACTCTGTAAAGTCTTTAACTCATCTCCGGCTTTTTCGTCTAGTTTGGCTATCTTACCTACGCGGGTAGCTTCCGTGTAGTAAGGATTATCGTTTATATCGGCTTCCGCCTCATCTCTAGCCTTCTTCTTAGTAGTAAGCTCGGTTTCTAAAGATTTTAATGCCGGATCACTTAAAGCACTCTCATAGATCTTATTTAAATTTATTCCAGCCGGTTGCCCGGATCCTAAACCGGTAGAAGACGGTGTAGTTGTGGCGCCGAAAGGAGTAATGCCTAACTCCTGTTGTGTTTCCGGCGTTGTACTAACAGCAAGTTTTTGTTTGGCACTTTCTACAGTTTTAGCACCGTACTTCTGCGGCGTTAAAACTTTTAGAGCATCTATATACTTTCCAAGTTCCTTAGAAGTAGACTCGGTTTTACCTTGTGCTTTTAATGCATCTATTTTAGCTTGTAATTGTTCGGCCGAAAGGCCTTTCACACTTGCCATTTTAATAAAATCAACAGTATTTTCTGTTGGTTTCCCCCTTTTCAAATCTCTTAATCCAATTACAATTAGCACAAAGAAGTTGATAATCCTTACTGCCACTTAAAATTCTATCAAATAAAATAGAGTTTTTATTTCCCTTATAACCCGCCCTCACTTCTTCGACCCCTCCGCCGTTAACATGATCTACTTGTAATGCTCTTTTATCGGAAAATCCGCATCTAACACATACTCCCCCCAATAACTCTATAAGAGAATTTCTGATCCTTGCGTTTCTTTCCCTACCTTTTAGTGCATGGTTTACCAAATAATCCTCCCCTCTAACCAAATACTTTTCTCTACGTTGCGCATTGATTCTCTCGCGGTGCCTTTTATAATACTTTATGTTATTTTCTTTATGTTTTTCTGCCTTATTCATATCAATAATGTTCTGTAGGATCGTAATTAAATTGCCCTATCTGATTATTCGTATTAGGTGTACCAAAGAAATCCGGAACCTCAAATAGCGGAGTATCAAGTTGTTGATCCCTTGCGTATTCTGCCCATTCATCCGAATTAAGTTTTCCCAAAGTTAAAAGAGCATCTGTCTTTTCTTTTTCTGATAGTTTGGGATCAACCTTCTTTAATGCTATAGCAAGAGCAAGCCCGATAACTGCCATATTTGCGTCGTCTGAATTTCCGGAAAATATGGTTTCCGAACCGGGTAAAGATAATTCCGGAGCCTGTATAATCCCCCAAATATCCATGTTATTAGTGCCAACCGAAGTATCCGGAGAAATGAAAACAAATCTCTGATAGTTTGCAAATATTCTTTTAGCGTTTCCTGTTGGGTATCTATTTCTATAATCCAAAAAGGATTCGAAACTTTTACGATTGTACTCGTCCCCGTCTATCTGAACACGGAATATTGTGTTGGTTCTAAACTCATCCGGATAATCATAGTAACAGACATCGTCTCCGGCTCCTTTTGCTGTGGTACTAGTAGTTTTGGCTCTCGCAAGAGCTAACCATTTAAAAAGAGTAGTGGCACTTTTATAGGAATTTTGAATTAAAGACGTAAGTCGGGAAGCCGGATATAAGGAAGAGTTGTTGGATGCTTGAAGCTGTAATTTTAATTCAGTTTCCATTTCAGATCTAGTTTGCATCTTGATCTTCCTTATAAGTAAGCATAAACACTGCTTTTCGTTTTCTAAGTATTTTTAATGCCCAAATAATGTAGAAAGGTAGCTTCTTATACTGTGGGAATGCTATTGTTACGACAGGATTTAACCTGAATTTCTTTTGTAGCTCTATTAAACCGGCTTCGTATCTTTTTATTCTCTTTTTTAATTCAATCACATCGCCCATATAAATATTATTACACGCTACAAGTAATTGTCCAACTCATTATTCTTCTTTTCCTTTGTATAAATAGTATCAATACTAGATTTAAAGTTTATTGCATCCTTATAATCTTTTTCGGATACTTCTTTATATCCCGAATCCTTTTTAATCAAAGACAGCATCTCGGGGTCGTTGGTTCTTATTATCTGTGTGTTTTTTATAAAATTTTTCATATTAACTTCCCATCTTAAAGTATATCAACTCACATCTCGATGGTACTACCCTTACTGTTTGACCAGAAATGGAACTTTTAAACTGTAGTTTAATGGTAGTAGTTCCTGCTGGTAAAGTTACTATCTGGTTTATAGATGCCTCGCCCAAGGCGTAGGATACAGAAGTTCCACTATCGTGAATAATACTGGATATGCTGACGGTATTACCCAACTGTGTACTTCCAGCTACAAGTCTAAAAACAGCCTGTGCATAAGGTACTGTCGTAAGAGTACCTTCTATTTCACCTCCAGCAAACCTAGCCATTACCAAAATCTGTTGCGTTCTAGCGACAGTAACATCTACAGTCATGTCTGTTACATCAGCATAATTGGTAGTATCATTATTATCTCCCGTATCGGAACTTGTAATTTGGGCAAACGGAAAGTTACTTCCGCTGATAAGACCCAAGGAATCTATAATTGTTGTCGAACCGCTGGTATTTAATTCTATCTTTCCATTATTTATGGTAATACCATCCTTATCTAATATGACAATATCATTATCAAGAGCATCTCTGACTACCAATAAACCGTCTCCATTATTAGCACCGCCCAAATAAATCTCCCCAGATATGACAGAACCGGATATAATAGAACCAGATATAACAGAACCGGCTGTAACAGTACCTTTAAAAACCGCATCTCCGGTATTTCCGTCTATAGAGAAGGTTGCATTCCCGTTAATATCGCGAGCTGTAATGCCGTTAGGCGTGATACGAATATCTCCGGATACGCCGTTTTCATATACCCCGATTGCGATAGCACCTACTTGACCGAAGGTAAATTCCCCCAAAATCTTCTTTGTTCGAGTATTTAACGTCTCACTTATAGTCTCTCTTGCAAAGTTTCTAGGAGGAAATTTCTTGTCTACTTGTGTAGTTGGGACAAGATTGGTTTTACCGACATAATTAGTAGAAGACGTTTCTTCCTCTACTACAGTTTCGGGCAAAGCGTATGTTTCGATGATTTCCGGATAATAAACTTTGTCTTGATCCATCAACTAAAATAGGGTTGAATCTTAAAGATTTCAGGGCTGTTATTACCGGAACAATTTAAAACAGCACGGATCTCTAGGATTTTTCCACTATCCTCCGAATTAAATATAGCTTCCGTTTTTCCATCATCGGTAAAAGAACCGGATCCGTCCTGCAAACTACATTGATGCCAACCGTCATTTAAACCGGTAGCAACTCCGGCGTAATCAGTACCGGCTTCAGTCTCTTTTTTATCAAGTCTTCGCCATATTTCTATAGAACACCCTGCCGGTAGCGGAGCCATATCCACAACAATACTAGATATGGTAGGTAACTTCCCATACTCTGTAGGAAGTTTTAAATCTATAGTTTCGTAAATCGCTTGTGCTATTTTGTTTGCGGTATCAACCTTTTTGACACCATATTGTGATCCGGATTTATAAGCAATAAGTTTATCGGATCCTACTTTTCTTACAGCATCTATAGAATCACAAACTAAAGGATATTCTAAATTCAGAACAAAATCCGCGTTCTTTTTATTTCTACCATAAGCATAGACTCCGGATTGTCGTGAAACATCGTTACCATAAACCCCAAATAAAATAAGACCACCGTCAACATCTACCCCTGCCGGTTTTACCTGACCTCCTCCGGGGAAAGCTGTAATTGGGATCCTTCCGGAATCCCCTACAAAGAATAATTGCCCATCATTTCCGAATTGAACAACAATTACTTCTCCTTTTATTATCGCGTTAATATCTTTAAACGGAAGAGGAGTTCTATCATTATAATTGAGAGAAATTCCGTCCCAAGAATAAAGCCAACATTCTTCCTTATCTGATCCAAGACTGGCTCCTATGATTGCATAAATCCCGTCGTCCAATAATACTTCGGCTAAATTATCCGGCAAAAGTTGGAGAGCTAAATTAGTATAAGACTCATCATAACCAATAAGCGCTACAGCGTCTCCGTTGTTTATATAAAAACCTCCATTTATAACTTTCATTAAATGATTAGGTGTGTTTGTAAGATTAGTTTTAGGATATGTTTGTGCAGGGTTTCCGGCACTTGTATCAACATCTGTCCAATTTGCATTTCCGGGAATTGGTTTTCTGTGTATTTTTGTAGGGGTTGCCCAATAAATTCCTGTTTCTCCGTTGTCGTTTCCCCATTCTCCAATACCTCTTAAATCCCCTTCAACATCTGTGTATTTTAAAGTCCAAACTCCTGCGCTAGTTCTTTGTAAGATCCTTCCGTTTTCAAGTCCCCAATAAGAATTACCATCGGAAGAGTTCACTACATCAACAACCGGAGAGTTCATAATACCGCCTAATGCTAGATCGTCTGTTAATGCTTGTCCTGCTTTTAAAGAATCTCTGTTTCGTCTAACATCCAAACCACTTCCAAATTTAAAAGCTCCTCTTGCGCCTTTATCTTCAAAATCAGAAAGACCGGTAAAACTTTGAATTAAGAAACTTCTCATATTTTTATTCTAACACTTTCATTACCTAAATCGATATTTATCTGAATAAGAAGTACCACGATCCGTATATTTGTATCCGGAGTAATTGGTATTTCTTGTTGTGTACTTGTAATCCCATTCTGTAGGCGAAGGACTTGCAGACGATGACGGGCTTACAGAAGGTGAAACTGAAGCAGACGGACTTAAAGATGCCGATGGGCTAGGGGATGCCGATTCAGAACTGCTTGGTGATACAGAACTTGAAGGAGATT